CAATGCCATTCTTCTACTATCTGATCTTTATTTTTTTTCAGATGGTTTAAGTGCTTGTTTAACACTACCACTAAGTTCGTAAGTTCTTGCGTTATTCTTTTTACAAATAGGACATTTTTGAGTGATTTTCGTTCCATTGATTGTATATGACATTGTAGCCCCTTCATGAACACCTTTGATCGTTTCACAATGTGTAACCGTGGTTAATACTGTAAATCCAGACTTTTGACGTGCAACACTTACAACACGTGTATCTTCTGGAACTTTCATACATCTAACCATGTATGACTCGAGAGGTGCTTTTACTGCGGAATGTTTAATTTGGGGTTTTTCTTCAAACTTTTTAATTTCGGGGCACTTCTTGAGGTCTTCCTTTTTGGGATACATTTTTTCAACAATTTTGGGTGGTAATTGATGTTTGCGACCGTAAAAATCTTTACAGAAACCATCTCGTCTACCTCTAATAGTCTCACATCTACAAAAACATTTTTGAGCAATTACCGAACCACTCACATGAAACCATACATGATTGGAACTATGAGGTCTTTTCAGATTTTCACAATATTTAGAGTTTGTACTTACCAAAAATGTTTCCTTATGTTTGAATAATTTAGTAACGATTGATAGACTTTGTCCCTCCATATTTTTTCGAATAAAATCTTCAATGAGACCCTTTAGTTCATCATTTTGAATCTCATCTTTGGTTTGGGCATCGGTAAATGCACCTTCCTTGATTACTTTAGATGGTGGTTCAACTGTTATGTGTTGAACTTCATTCGTTCTAATTGCAGACATTTTGAGCGTGTCAATATTTGGTTTTTGATCAATCTTGAGAAGAGTACTCAGAGGTCCATGCTTATAAATGAAAACAGGTAAGTAGGCAACTTGTACAATCTTACCTGTACCACCACATTCTTCACATCCACGACCACCACATGGATTGTGTTTAGCCATCTTGTGAGACCATGGCATACGGAAACCACTTCCTTTGGATTTTCGTCTAATATCACCATATACAGAGGAATCTATAATTTCATTCCAATCTATAGATCCTTTTGCTTTTGTTAGAGCAATCAAAATATGTTCTCTCAGTGCCACAGCTGATGACTGATCAACTACAAAACCAGACCAATTCAAGTGAACACCAGTCTTAACAAGTTCACCCGCCTTTTTAGGAGGAGAAACAGATATAAGACATTCTTTGCCACCGTGACGTTTAACCTTATCACAAATAATTTTACAAATATCCTGAATCTCACTTAATGTTAGAGCCACGTCATCTTTGTAGTCTATATCAACGAAGAAATTATAAGTTTCTGTCTTTTGTTCTACTACGTAAAGTTTTTCTCCACTCTTTACAGCTTCTATATACTTTTCATAGAAGTCATTCAATCTATCGAATGGCACGGAAAGGACACCACCGTCCATGAGCACATGCGATAAGTTGGTTGCATTATTGAAATTATTGTGGTTACACCACTTCTTAAACATACCTTGTTATTGATCTTCTTCTCTAAACCATCTCACACAAGAGACATCATGGTATTCCTGACTCTGAGAAATTTCCTTCTTAAAAGTTAAAAGTTCATACACAGTTTTCTTCTCATTCTCTTTCGCCCATATATCCACTTCTTCATCACAAAATCCTCGATTTTTTTTCAAAAGTTCTCTAATCTGTAGAAGGATGTAAGCCTTTGACTTCATTCTATTTAATAGAGAAGGTTTTTCTATTGAGAGAAGTTACACACGAATAAAACTTTGGGTTTTTCAAAACATTATCAATTATAAGTTTCCACTGTCTACGTGAATTGAAATCCTCGAGTGTGTCAAAACTCATATAATCATTTTCATCATAAGTCTTTTTTATTGGTAGCTTCTGTATCTTCCTAAGATTCATCTTCTGCTTCTCTTCGTAAAATTTTCTTACCAGTGATTGTTGGTAATTTCTATTATAGTCCACATAGAATACAAATACATTGTATTCCAAATCTATAGTGGGACTCTCTTTAACTGTAAACTTAAATTCGGTATATTCACCGTTTTTAAGTGATACAACACCACGAGTCTCTTCCTCTAATTCTCTTAGGGCACATCTGATCGGGTTGAAAATTTCTCTCCGCCTGCATCCACCTGTGACAAATATCCATTCCTTAAACCTTCGGTCTCTAACTGTAAGAAAACGAGGCTTATCGTCAACGAAACTGACAGGTATAGCTATAGCTTTGTATTTTTTCATTGCGCATTCGCAAGTTATAATAACCGGATATGTTTATTCCTCCTTCTTTTCTTCAGCAACCTCACATTCAACCTCTGGTTCATCTTCGGTAACCATCTGAGGCTCGGGTACCCTCATCCTTTGAATGAGGGTACTGGAAAAGTTCTTAAGACCTTCAAGGTCCTGCTTCTGCTTGTTCATCTCCTTGAATAGGAAAATGACACCAGCGATAGCTACGATGGTAGCTATCATCATGAGGGTTTCACGGTCCATTGCAATCATTATAACTTAGATACACACCTTCTTTTTAAGTATTCTACACGATAGCACCCATTTGAGTTCTTCCTGATGGTGGACAATCATATGGACTTTGGGCAAATTGGACGGATTGGTAATGCGTATCTTCACATGATTTCTGGGTAGGTGCTGTGGGGTGAGCAACATACTTTTCAAGTGTCCTGGATTTAGGATCATACGTCAATACAAAAACGATGGCGAGTAGGAAAACTACGTTCCACATATGTTTTATTAGTTACAAAGAGATTTAATTACTGTAAAGGAGACCTCCCATACCATTTTCCACACGTAAAATGTTGTAATTCACTGCATAAATATCCTGGTCGGAATCATTACGGTCGTTTACGATACGAGCAGAGTCGAGGCGGCTGAAATTCAGGCTACCAGTTGGCTGAACCTTACCGGCGTCAAGGCAGAAGGGGTAAAAGAAGAGCTTCTCAACGGTAGCAGAAGCAACCGCGGATCCGGCGTTAGTAGTGTGGTAGTAAAGGGGAACCACCGAAAAGTTGGGGTTGGCAAATTTGAAGTCCGCAACGTCGGTACCATTAATCTGAAGCTTAAGCTTATTATCAACAGAGCCATCATGACCGAGAATGTTCACCGCGGAAGAATCAGCAGCCGCCAAATACTTGACGGGATGATTCAGGTTAAGCTCCTGAATCTTGGCACCAGACTTAATAGTCTTCTGGACCTGGGTAATCAGTAAGTTCTGAGGGTTGGAAGCGAAAAACTCACGCTCCTGGGTATCGAGGTACGCATAATTGGCATAGATATCCCACTTGCGACTGGAATCACTGGCGTTAGCACCCCATGTGATTCGAAGCTCCACGTCGTGATACTGGAGGGCAATGAGTGGAAGAGCAGTCTGCCAATTCTCACAGAAAGCAAAACGGAGAGGGTAGAAGTTCTCATTTGTAGAACCACCGAAAAGATCACCCGCGACGGACTTGGAAGAAGTGGTAGCGGAGAGAGTAGGAGCAATTAGGGTAGAGTAAGTAGAATCCTGCTCATCAATAACCTGTCCACCCACGAGGACCTCGACCTTGTCAATAAGATCAGTCCAATCAGACTCCGCTTGTACAAGAGATCCATTGTTGCATACTAAGTACACATAGTTGAGAAGGTCACCCTTGCGCTCGAAACGCACGGTGCTCATACCACCATTTGAAACATTACCCTGGATAACCTGGCGTTCCACGGTTTGAGAGAAGTTAGTATAGCGCTTATAGGTAGACCTGAAAAAGCTGATTTCGGGTTGGCCTACTAGGTGCACGTCCTGTGCACCTACGGCGACGAGTTGGGCAATACCACCAGACATTTTATATTATAGTGAGACTTTATTTTTTTAAGTGTGAGTCACTACGATATAAAATATAAAATTACAGCTTCATGATGTAATAAAGTGCATAATATGGATTTGTTACGGGTATAGCATCTCCACTTCCTGTATCACCCGAACTCGCTGGGTGGGTATGTACAGATCTGTTAGAGCCCCCCGTATGGTTATGTGGTATGTGTTTTGTCGGTAAATTATGAGAGTGAAGCGCCGCATAATTCGTGAGCTCGGCCGGGATCTGCGAGTTGGCGTGAGTTCCCCACTGCCCGCCAACCTGTGCACCGACATTATTATTAATGTAGTATCGATTTTGTCGCCAATTAATATTGGTCGCGGTGTGCCTATGACTGCCGCCGCCGCCGCTTTGACTATGACTATGGTTGGCGTAGCCAGTTCCTACGTTGTGCTTGTGTGGTGAATTTGCATCACTGACACTAACGGGATGACTATGTGTGGCTAACATAGCTGCATCAGTCAGGTTCGTGGTATCCGACCCACCGTCAGTACCTACAGATGTGGTAGCAGGTACGTCATCCCCGTTGGCACACCGAATAACTTTATCCGATAGATCTGGAGTTCCGTTAGCACCATCGCATATAACCCAACCTGGAGGAATATCAGTTGAATTTCCATGCCATATTCCAATTGCACCACTCGGAATATGTGCATTAGTGACCCCCCCAACTTCTAAAGAAGTTGCTCTAACACTACCATCCACTCGTAGTTTATAACTTCCTGGATCATTGGTGCCAATCCCTATATTTCCACCAAATGTACGAATAAGTGTCGTCATCCTATTATTACTACTATACAATTTTTTAAACTTAATAATTAAACGTATTATGTTTTCATCATATAATAAAGTGCATAATATGGATTTGTTACGGGTATAGTAGCTCCAGTTCCTGTATCACCTGAACTCGCTGGGTGTCCATGTGGTGCATCTGCATAATTTCCCTGATGACCATGTGGGGAAGAGTTGTTTCCCCAGTTGTGGGTATGATTTCCGGTGTATCCTATCGAGACATCGGAGGAATAATGATTTGAGTGAATTGCAAACTGATTGTAACCACCACCCCATACGTTCATATTAACCCAACCCGGATTTTGTCGCCAATTAAATTTCGAAACCGAATGTATATGATCACCGGCTGCGTTATTGCTATGATTGTGGTAAATGTTTCGAGTTTGGACGTTATGATTATGTGGGGCACTCCCAGTATCGACAGTAATGGGATGACTATGTGAGGCTAACATAGCTGCATCAGTCAGGTTCGTGTTATCCGACCCACCTTGAGTATTTATACCTGTGGCGATCGTCGGTGACGCTACATCCCCTGAAGCAGCTCGAATAAATTTATCCGTTAGATTAGGGGTTCCGTTAGCACCATCACATATAACCCAACCTGGAGGAATATTACTTTGAAAACCTTTCCATATCATAATAAAACCGGATGGGATATGTGCACTAGCAGCGTCACCGAAATCGACTGTATTAGCTCGAAGTGAACCAACTACATCTAGATCATAATCTCCGGGATCATTGGTGCCTACCCCGATATTTCCTCCAAAGACACCAACCTTCGTTGTCATTGTTATTACTACTATACAATTTTTTAAACTTAATAATTAAACGTATTATGTTTTCATGATATAATAAAGTGCATAATATGGATTTGTTACGGGTATATCATCTCCAGTCCATTCGGCGCGGGTACCTGAACTTGCTTGATGGGAATGTGGTGCAGGGGAGGTGGGGTGTGCACCTTGGGGGTGTGTATGACCCGCGTTGTGGTAGGGGACACCATGATTGTGATTCCCTCCTTGGTTGATGCTGGTATCGACTGGTATATATTCGTTCGCGTGAAACGCCCACTGCCCACCAACCTGCGCACCGACGTTATGATTAACCCAACCCGGCGCTTGTCGCCAATTAATATAGTTTATTGGGTGACGGTGATTACCTTGCTGATTCGACCCGTGCGTGTGTTGAGCGTTGTTTGTACTTGTATTATGACTGTGATTATCTTGAGTATTTCCTTGACTTACAGTAACGGGATGACTATGTGAGGCTAACATAGGTTCGGTTAGGGTCGTGTTATTCGACCCACCTACAGTACCTACCCGCGTCGTGGCAGGTACATCATCCCCTGAAGCACCTCGAATAAATTTATCCCTTAGATCTGGAGTTCCGTTAGTACCGTCACATATAACCCACCCTGTAGGAATAGTAGCTAAAAGTCCATGCCACAATCCAATTAAACCAGTTGGGGCGATTGCATTACTAATCCCCCCAATTTCTAAAGAAGATACTCTAACACCACCATCCACTCGTAGCCTATAACTTCCTGGATCGTTGGTGCCTATCCCTATATTTCCTCCGAATGTTTGGATAAGTGTCGTCATCCTATTATTACTACTATACAATTTTTTAAACTTAATAATTAAACGTAATTGCATCCACTTGCCCACCAAGCTCTGAACCTTTTGTAAATTTTAACACTCTACCATCCGGGTGTGATGAAAGATATTCAACAAATATATCATAATACCCAGCACCCACGATAGCCTCATTAGCATTATACTCCACTGTATTTGTATTTGTTGATGTTACACTAGACCACGGTGCACCACTATGTCCAACCACTGTTGTAGTACCTAATACTATATTTGCAGGTGTACCACCAGTAATATGACCACCACAAACGTCTTGTATAAAACTACTTACTGTAGATGTACCTTCAACTAATGTTGCGTATATCCTCGACTGAAATACATGATTTGAAAAAACAACAGTGAAGGTTGCAGTACTTACCGATGCATCGGCTTGTAAAGTTGTTGTATAAGAATATGTTTTTTTACATGTACCTGATCTGTTAGTAACAAGACCACCATGTGTGTATACTGTTAATGCGTGTAAGTTTGTTTGTGTACTTATACCACCGGCAACCGTAAGAGTACCTGTATTAACATCAGTCGCATGATCTGTACCAGTTAATTCTGTCATACCACTGATATTTACACCACCACCTACATCTAGACTTACATTTGGTGCATCACTACCAATACCAACTCTATTTGTAGATGCATTGACTACCAGTGTATCGGTATCAACAATAAGACCACCAGTACCAATTGTAGCGGTATCAACTGTACTTTCACTGGCATTCAGATTGACACCTGGAAAGTTTAATGTATGGGTTGCCATAATTAATATAAGGGTAGATAATAATTATCTAAGATACAATGTTGAATGTGTGTAATAGACAGCTTCGTCGCTGGTAGCCACCTTAATAAAAATATCCTTTAACGATCATGTATATCCACGACTGGGTACTACCGCCTTCACCCGATACTGTATGGTAAATTTTATTACCCGTATCGAGTGGTATGATACACGAATTCCACCAGTTACCGTAAAAATATTCAAATCCATCACTCTGCCCCGGCATAGATAAAAAACACTGCTGCGCCGCCAAGTTTCCAAATTGGGACGAAGGGCGAGCATTTCTACCACCTGTCCACATTGTCATTTGTCCTACATTTTTACCCAAAGCATGACCAACATGATCGTTGGCGCTATGTTGTGGCATAAATACGTCTGCGTATATAGCTTTACAGTTCGTAGGTAGTTCTGATGTTGTGAATGTGACGCGAAGTACACTACTAATACCACCCGTCCATTGCCATTCTTTTATATAAGGCGAATTAAGTAAATAAAGCATCGATGCCGACCCATGATTCGGACCGGTAGTAGGACCACTCACAGAGAGTTCACCAGTGATACTCGTATCTCCCGTGATACTCGTATCTCCTGTGATACTTGTTTCTCCTGTTAGGGTAGTTAAATCGGTAACATTTAAGTTACCTGTGACAGTGACATTGCTCTCTGATGTGTCCACAAAGAGTAGAGGGTCACTCATCTACTGTTTAGGGAGGTTTTTTGCAAAGTGGGTTCGTTAATCCCATACAAGACCTGTAAGGGTTCCATATGCAGAGTGCCACCTGTACGGATTCGCAGTATTAGGATCCACTTCTAGCTGAACTTTATATGAATCACCGTATATTAAACCGGACATAATTCCGAGATACCCATGTCCATCTAAGCGACTATGATCAACATAAAGGTATTTTATCCAACCCGAGCTACTTGGAAAATATGTAACTACATTGGTGCGTTGATTTTTAACGGCTATTCTTAAATGTATTGCTCGTCCACTTGTATCAACGTAGTCTCCTGAAATTGAAATTGAGTACAAAGGATCACTTGAATAAGCTGTCCACGCATCGCCATAAGGAACGTAGGTTTGCCATCCGTCTGATGTAAAAGACTTACTACTCGATTCCAAACGAATCATTCGTGCTCTTGTTTTTCTCAGTGACCCACTTATATGAACATCTCCACTCACGTCCAAATCTCCTGTGATACTCGTATCTCCCGTGATATTTAGATCTCCTATGACACCTCCAATAATACTTAAATTACTTGTAACATTTAGGTTACCTGTGACAGTGACATTACTCTCTGATGTGTCCACAAAGAGTAGAGGTTCACTCATCTACTGTTTACGGATGTTTTTTGCAAAGTGGGTTCGTTAATCCCATACAAGACCTGTAAGGGTTCCGTATTGCGAGTGCCACCTGTAGTTGCTCGAGCTATTAGGGTCCACTTCTAGCTGGACTTTATATGAATCACCGTATATTAAACCGGACATAATTCCGAGATACATATGTCCATCTAAGCGGTTTCTATTTATATACATGTATTTTATCCAACCAGAGCTACTTGGAAAATATGTAACTACATTGGTGCGTTGATTTTTAACGGCTATTCTTAAATGTATTGCTCGGGCTCCGTCAACCCAGTCTCCTGTAATTGAAATTGAGTATAAAGGATCACTTGAATAAGCTGTCCACGCTTCTCCATAAGGAACGTAGGTTTGCCACCCGTCCGATGTAAAATATCTATTACCCGATTCCAAACGAATCATTCGTGCTCTTGTTTTTATCAGTGACCCACTTATATGAACATCTCCACTCACGTCCAAATCTCCAGTGATACTCGTATCTCCTGTGACACTCGTATCTCCTGTGATACCTCCAATAACACTTAAATTACTTGTAACATGGAGGTTACCTGTGACAGTGACATTGCTCTCTGATGTATCCACAAAGAGTAGAGGGTCACTCATCTACTGTTTACGGAGGTTTTTATGCTATCGCTCGTATTGTTAAGTGGGGTCTCACTGGCGTCGCCGCCCCACCGCTAGTACCATTCCACCATTCATTAAAGTGTAATCTGGATTCGTATGATCCATTGTATTCTCTATACGTAATTCTTAACGTTTTTGGAGTGGTCCACGAGGTAAATTTTCCAGCTGCTGCATTAGTTGATGAAGCGTTACAGTCAATCGTATATTCAATAAACACAGGAAACAATGCATGATGCCAATTGGTCGATGCATAGTTTGAAGCGATTGTATGCATCGAATCCCTTAGAGTAGTTCCATCAACTTGCATTTGGTGATGCGATATACCTGAGTTTTCTGCGTTGTCCCATTGATACGAAAAACGATAATACACTCTCTTTGTACCAGGTGGTGGAGTGTACGCGATCGTACTTCCCGTTACCGCGGTGTGTGTAGTATTTCCATGTTGTGTAGCTGTCACGTTTTGTACGGTATATGTACCAGAAGTAAGCTCTATCTGTGATCCATCGCAAATCGAGCTTAGTTCTTCAATAATTTCACCCGGTCTGTATTGAGTTCTAGATAAGTTTCCTATGACATTTAGATCTCCAGTGACACTCATATCTCCAGTGATACGAGTGTCACCTGTTAGGGTAGTTAAATCGGTAACATTTAAGTTACCTGTGACAGT